CTCAAATGGAATGAGACCTTGAAGCTGACGGTGTTGGCTGATGGACGAAAGACTATTAAACCGCGCGCTATTACCAATCTCGACCCCGTCAACCCCGCCCGCACGCTTCCTTTTGCGCGCGAGTTTGGTGTGGCCCTCCATCGAACTTTTGGAGGTGAGCCGCACATGGTGGGCGGTGTGCCGGTCGCTGTGTTCTTCTGCAGCGGCTGTACAGCCAGTGACCTTTCCGCCATTGTTCAGACAGTGAGTGGCGATGTGGTGACAATCCTTGTCAACGGCGATGATTCGCTGGTGTTTTGGGGCCCGCTGGCGCACATTATGGGACAGATAGGTGAGGGTGATCTGACGGCTTGTGACCAATCTGCGGATTCGGCCGCACTGTCGGTGGTCGACATGATTGCAGAAATAATAGGTGTTTCTCAAGAAGCGCGCCACGAATGGTGGACGGCATATTCCGCGCCGTACACGATTCGTACGCCGACGATGGTGATTAAAGGCGAGGCCGGCGTTCAAATGCCGACCGGCGTCAGTATCACGACTGTCGGCAATTCATTGATGGTCGTAACGGCCTTCATCGGCGCGATTAGAGAGGCGCAAGAGCACGGACCTGGGTTCTCCGTTGAGGAGTACTTTTTGTCCTTGGGCTACACACTAAAGTACAAGAGCCATGACTTTTTGTTCAAGGCCACGTTCCTCCGCGGTTGGTTCTGCCCGGACGAACGTAACCAATACGTGTGGATGCCTCTTCCTTCAGCTTGCTTAAAGATTGGCAAGCTGTTCCGCGACCCGCGTTTGCTCGTCGTGGGGGGCGGCTTTAATGCCGCCAAGGTTGTTGCTCACGCCATAGCTTCCTCTTACCCCGGCTTTGATTATAGCTACCCGATTTTCGGTGAATGGCTCCGCACGATGTGGCGCCTCGGAATCGTGGGTCAGATCAGAGACGGTGACTTTTTTGAGAACCCCTTCCGTGTACGTTCGGCTGCCGACGTCAAGATCAATCGCGAAGGTATTCTGCTCATGATTGAAGGGCGATACGGAATCACGCCTGCTGATGTGGAGCGAGTCGAGAAGCTGCTCCGCTCAGTTGAAACTCTTCCTGCTTATGTCGAGGACCCCGTGTTCAGCAAGTTGAGCGAGGTTGACTACTAAGTCAACCGTTCCACGCAACCCCCGTCGCGAAAGCGTCGGTGTCGGGCAAGCGCTCCCGCGTAGGTGAATCGTGGCTCCCCGGTAGCGGGGAGTCCGGGGTGGTACAAACC